CAGACGATCTACTTTGTCTTAGAATATCACCTTGAATAGGTGCAGGACCAGCTAGGTTGATATAATCAACTTCCACATCTCTTACATTATAACCATCGATGTATCTGTTTTGAGGCAATACAACTGGATTGCCAGAATATGTGTTACCGGTGTCATTAATAGTGAGTATTGAAATTTCTCCCAACAGCTCATTTTGAAAAGTAAGAGCCTTTTCGATCACAGAATCAACATTTGCTGATGTGTCTTTTACAAAACCATATCCATTGTCAGATACGTTACTTGTGCTACCATCTATAACCATATCTAAAAACGCAACATTACCGGCGTTATTTGCATTTATATAATCTGTATATACATTAGCAGTGACACCGTTTAGAATAGTTGTAATTTCAATATTTGAACCAGTACCAGACACATTTGTTATAATGTCTGCATATGTATTTGACGTCAGTCCTCTAACATACATTTGAGCATCAGCAAATGGAAATGCAATATTGTTTGCAACTAATCCAATATTTTTTCCATTGTCGCCAATATATGTTCCATATGCATATGTGTTTGTTATAGATACAGGTGTTGCATTTGCATATGTATTAGCTATGATTTGTAAATTTACAACACTACTGCTAAATGAACCAGTTGTCTCGTAAACAAACAAAGACCCTTCAGATGTGTTCCCTGAAATTAAACCAATATTACCGTTTGCAACTACAACACCATTCGCATTTAAACCAACGACCCAAGTACTGGTGTTTGCTGCATTATAAAAGTCATCAGACGCAGCTGTGTATTCAATTGTTATTCTTGGCGATTCAATTGTTTCAAATAAATCAAATGTATTGGCTGGTCTTGTAGTCAGTGGATGACTTGTAACTAAATCGTCAAACTGAGCGGATACAAATGTGTTAGATACATTATTTACTTCAAGCGTAACTGTACTAACCAATACATTACTTATTGATGTATTGGTTGAATAACCAGAACCGACACTTGTAGTAATAAAATTTGGTATGCCAGTTCCATCTTTTACAGATAAAACTCTAACATGACCATGCGTTGAAGTATTAGCTGTTGATTTTACATCTAAAGTATCACCAACAGCATAATTGTTACCACCAGCTGTAATTGTTAAATTATTTAATGAACCATTTAGTCTAATTTTTTGTGAGCCTGATTGTCCATTAGAAATTAGTTCATTACCTTGAAACTCACCTACTAGATTATCCAAGAACATAATTGTTAATAATGTTCCTTGTACAGAAGTGCCTACAATAGATGTTACATAAGCTGATGCTTTTGAGGTTTCACCAGTAATTGTTCTTCCGAGAAATGTTTTTAAAACATCTTCATCTGGTATATAACACTCAACGTATCTTGGCTTAACAAACTCAGCATCAGAAGGTCTTAAAATATGTACATTGGGTACATAAAGATCTGCATCTTTACCATAAACTAATTTAAATAATAATTTCACACACGTTTCATTGCCTTTCGATCTATAGAGATCAAGAATGTGTTTTGTAACAAAACCAACGTCTAAATTTGACACATCAGGTAATGAGAAAAGATAAGTTTCTTTAAAATGTTTAAGAAAATCACCAACACTTTGATCAACATCAATATATTCAAGCATGTTTCTTGATATTTGAAGTGTGTTGTTATTTTGTTCTAAATGTTCATAATATGCTTTTAAAAACAATGTTAATAATGGAGCATCATCTCTATAGACACCAGGAAACTGCTGCTCGAGAAAGATAGAAATAGAATTCTCAATATTATTGAGCTCAGGCATTATTCTCTAATCTCTTCAACCGTTATTGTCGTTTCATCAGGTCTTATTCTAATAATATCCTCACGCTTACCAAATACATCTGTACTGATTGTTCTACCATACAATTTAATAATACCAGATGTAAAACCACCCGTGTATGAGGTAATCGTTAGTTCTTGAATGCTAACAACTCCTTTTTCATAATCAACAGTACCTACATTTTCATTGATTACGTCAATTGAATTATTTGTAACTGTAACTACTTGAAGTACACCATTCGAGTTGTCTCTCAAAGAACAACCTGTAATTCCATTAAATGTAAATGTGCCTGATACAACAGCTGGCGTCGAAAGCCCAACAAAGTCATCTTGAGTTAATTCATCAATAGGATTGTCTTTTTTTAGCTTATTATTGAATTCAATTCTTTGAGTAAATGCTTTATTAATACTTGGTGATATTTCTTTTACAACTCTTATTGCTGTTGAGTTGCTAAGTATTGATGGATCTGTTGCATCAATATCTTTCATCAGTTTACTTAATCTGAATGTTTTGAAGAACTGATCTAAATTAGTGCTGTTAAAATTAACAACGGTGTTTTCAACTAACGATTGAATTGCCGAAGGTGTTTTTTGTGTTGCATTTTTATTGTATCTAACTGTACTCTTAACCTCAATGTTTATAAACTTTGGATCTTTCACATCAAATCTCATACCAATAGGCATTTTTGGTTTAATAAAATTAATAATTTGTTGTTTTAATGTTGTTGGTATAACATCGTAAGATTGACTTCTTAATGCTGCCTTAACAACACCAAACTGAGGAGTGACTTCTTCATCACCACCAAACACAAACGCTGATGTAATATCACCAAACTCATTTAAAATTAGAGTTTCGTAATCATTTGTTGTGACAGCTCTTTCTTGGGTTGCCAACGCTCTTGGTGCAGAAAATTTAATATCATCGAGGTTTTGGAAAACGTCACCGTTCAATGCTTTTGTTACAAGTGAAATTGCTACTGGGTGACCTGCAACTGTATCTGCAGAAAAACTATTAGCACCATTTGGATCAGATCCACTTGATACTCTGTAATTTAATTCAACGAGATTATTGTTTGCTAGTCTTCTTCCAAATGTACCATTACCAAACACAACTTTATAACTACCATTTGTTGAAGGTTCAATGAAATATATGTTAGATGTACCAGTCAATCCAAATAAACTGTTTGCTCTTGTATATTCACTATTTGTACTATCTGTATTTGAAGTTCTTACTTTGACTGTCAAACTTGCAATATCAACATCAAAGTTGTTAATATAAAACTGTTGTGTGTTTGATGTTGAATTGGTGTTTGATACTAAAAATGCTTCCTGTACAATTTCACCTTCGTAAATTGCAACATTACTAGCAACATACCCATTATTAGCATAAACAACTATATCAGCATTTGTAGAGAATGAATATGTATTGTCACCTACTGTTGTTGTAAATGAAGTAAGCCTAGGAATAGTAATTTGATGTGGATTTGTTACAGGATTAACATCAATGTTAATGTAAGCAACAGAACTTCTATATGATCTTGGTAAGTAGTTTAGAGATTTTGCAATTGAATAAACACTATCTCTTAATTGAGCACTATCAAGGAACATCTCTGATGCTACGTGATTAAGATACACATTGTTGTAATACGTATTGTATGATAAGAGATCCATCAACACGTTTAGATTGGAGCCTGTGAAATCATAATCAGCAAAAACTGCTTGACCCTGCATAAAGGAGATCAAGTTACTTTTGATAGAATCAAATTCTAAGTTGGCTACCGAGAACTCAGTGTTCGCTGCCATTTATCTATTCCTCGTAAGAACTAAATTTAGTGTTACAGTATCGTCACTATTTATTATTGCAAATTTAATCTCAATATTAACAGCATTATTGTCATTCATAAAACTTAAATTTGTTGCTATTAATTCTGCTCTTGGCTCATAATTATTTATTGTATCGTAAATAAATTCATCAACGACTATAGCAATACCTGGTGTCATATTTTCAAATAACATAGCCCTAAGGTTTGTGCCAATTTCAGGACGAAAAGGTCTTTCATACTTATCGGTTAGTAATAAATTTCTTACCGATTGCTTAACAGCCTCTGCATTTGTTTTTTTATTAAGTTGACCAGTAACAGGATGCCTGCTGAAATCTGTGAAGATATCAGAATATTTTTCTATTGTTCTTGTTATTTCTGTTACTGCAGTTACTTTACTCATATATTACTCGTTAAAACTCTTTGGTGGTTGTACCGTACCTGGTAAACTTGGAGCCTTTCCTTTTGATAATTCATTAAGTTTTTTAGTAAATTCAGAAAAGTCTCCTAATACTTTTTGCTTCGCTTTGGTAATAAATTCTTGAGCATCAGATCCAGGTTTAACTGTATTTCCTTGATCATCAAAAACTTCAGACAATGGATTACCATCATCATCAAGTTCAACCTCTTCAATTGAAGGTGTTTGTTCAATGTTAACAGGTGCTCCTGTTATAGTATCAATACCTATTTTCCTGGCTACACTAGGATTAAACCCAGGAGGAGGTGTTGGTATTTTAAATTCTCCTTCTTTGATACTTCCTAATTTTTTTGCAGAATCTTGTGCTATTTTACTAAACTGCCCTACTAATTGATTTAAACCACCCACCGCCTCTTTTACTTTTCCGGCAGCCGCTTTTCTCCCTTGCTTATAGGCTGCTTCAAACTCTGCAAAACTTGCATAACCACTAGCTGTAATTTCTTCACCGTTCGGACCTTCAACCTTTTCCCAAACAATATTTTCACCAGTACTTTTGTCAAAAGTAACTGCTGTTGGTATAGCTTCCTTAAAGGTATTTATTACAGATCTTCCAGCAGACATCAATAAACCATTGTCTCCAAATATAGGATTACTTACAACTGGGGCCATATCTTGTATTTCAATTTCATCTGGCTCTGCATCGTCAGTATCATCAGCCACCGGTGCAGTCGCTGGTGTTCCTAGTTTTAATGCTACGATTTTTTCACCGATTTGAATACCATCATCATCAAATATGGCTTCCTTTTTAAATTGAATGTTTGGAATTAGTTTACCAAAATCTGCACCCGTTGGTAAACCAATATCAGCAGAAAGCTCAACAGGAAAGTTTAACTTTTTAGCCTGACTCAAAGCACCTGAAATAGGATCAGCTAATAAATTTCCTACATCCTTAGCAGCTGATGTTAAATCATTTGCTAAGGATTGTATACCCGCATCCAAGCCATTTAAATTTGGTAACTCAAAACTTGCCTGGAACTTATCTGTCAATCCACTTAGAGAATTACCTGTACTCGCTATTGCATCGTTTAATTGGTCACCAAGTTGCGTTGCAACTCCCCCCAAAGAGTTTGCAATCTCTTCTTGCATTGATATTAAATCAGGTTTAAGTTGATTTGCTTTTGCAAACAAACTATTCATAGAACCTTGTACAGCCTCTTGAGCTCCAGACATAGTAACTTCTAACTGCGCAGGAGTTAAACTAGACACATCCAAATTTGCAACTTCACTTGCTTTAGCTGCTAAAGTATCTTTGATCTTCAATAACTCAATATCTTGGCCTGTATCTTTTAAACTATTAATTAATGCTGTTGGATCTGGAAAAGCAACCATTTATTACTCCTAATGGCTTGGCGCTGCAGGTGTTGCAAGATCATCACAATTATTATCACTTGTTCTTGATGGATCAGAAGGACAACTATAGTCAACTCCAGCCTTATGCCTGTTGTACTTATCAGCACCTGTCATTTCTTTCCAAACGCCAGCATGATCAAATTCATTTTGTCCAACATATTTAACAACATATGTGCTTGAGAAAGTTTCATGGGCAGCCCCAGCGATTTTCTTTTTGTATGTGCCTCCAGTTGTTAAGTCATAATTAGTACCAATGTTAAGATCCATTTCCGCATCAGTATCAAGATTAAAACTTGCCGCTGTTTGAATGTTAACATTCGATGTAGTCTTAATAGTCAATCTACCTGTATTAGATGCAACTCTATTAATATCTGTAACACCAGGAGTTCCTTTAGCAGCATTAGCTGTAGAGCCAACAATCAGGTTAGTATTACCACCTGTAAACATAGTAAGAGAACCACCAATCGTTTCTCTTTTCCATCCATCAATATTAACAAATACATTGGAAGATATTGACGTGTTTGAAGTACCAACAATCTTTTCTTCGTTCGTTCCTTCAATGGTTTTTTGATAGTTCTTTGTTATTCTTTTTCTTTCATTACCATTAATTTGTGTAGCTTTATCAGTAAGAATAACCTTTTGTTCATTACCTCTAATTTTAGTAACCATATCACCATCAACTCTTAGATGGTAATCACCTTTGACTTCTTGGTACATATTTTTTTCAACAAATAGTCTTACATCACCTTTAACAGTAAGATTCATATTGCCTTCAACAACAACATGATTACCTTTAAGATAGATCTCGTAGTTATCACCAACCACTTTCGTTACTTTAGATCCATCTGGTTGAATTTCATAGAATGTACCTTTTTTATGAAATTGATGAATTCTCTCACCACCTGGGGTGTCATCATATTCCATAACATGACCAGACTCAGTTGTATAAGCGTGATTGTAAGGATATACTGATCTCTTTGGTGCTGTACCAACTTTCTTTTTTTGCCATGGCTGCTCTAAACCATCATCGTCTACAAAACAAGTGTCTGGTGCAGCTAAACCTGTCTTACCACCTGTTCTCGGAAAAGGTTCGTTCCATCTATTTCTGTAATAAAAATCTTCTGGTTCTCCGAAATTATTTTTTGTAGTACTTGGTTTTACAGGACCATCTAGATCTCTAACTGATTTTGCAGTAGGAGGAACAGCTGTTGGAACATCAAGAACTCTATCTCTAGCTTTGATAGCTAATGTTTCTTCACCCCAAGCTGCTTCACCTCTTGCTAGTTTATTTACATCAGATTGTTTAAGATATTTTTCTTTTGGATAAATTCCAAGTGGATCAGAAAAACCAACTGTGCTTGGTATCTTCTCTTTTGGAATACCAACCATTGTTCCTAACACAATTGGTTGTTGCATTTCTTGTCCATCTAGGAATAAACCAAATACCCATGATCCTTCAACAGGTCCTGTTGGACTTACACCTACACCGCTAATTGAAGCGCTATTAAATGGCATAATAGGTTGTGCCCAAGGTAGTTGATCAGTAGGTATTTTTGATTTATCTTCAGTGTGAATGCCGTAACATCTAACTCTAACTCTACCAATGTTTAAAGGATCATTTCTATCCTCTACAACACCAACAAAATGAATTAGACTTGATAATGTTTCTGATGAATTTAATCCCATTATTTTATCTCACCCAATGCTTCTGAAATACTATCTTTCATTACTGTCAGCGTTGTAAGAAAGGAGTCTCTCGTGTATTCATGAACTACGTTGGTTACCAACCAGTAACCACTAAACTTTGTGCTTGATCTTTCTAATGGTTTGTCTGTAATAGCTGACATTTCAGGCACTTTAAGAAATATAACTTGACCAGGTACAATAGAGGTGTCTCCCTCTATACTCATTTGAATTTGTAAATTATGAAGCTGTACAATATAAGGAATTCCAAAATTTAAAATCTGATCAAAGTGTTGATTTTTCTTTGTTGTATCTTTTAAAAATAGATGTTCATATGTTGGTCTGGTAAACTCAGTAATATACTCATTATCAATTAATTGTTTTTCATTTAAATGTTGTAAATCATTAAATTTAATATTATAATCAAAGACTTTTCTACTAAATGTTTTTCCTACTGGATCTACAATTAATACTGAATTTTTAAACACACCACCATTAGCATTAACTAGATTGTCTGATGTTTTTACTGAACTCAGATCTCTAATTTTTCTATCGAACCTTTTACCATCATTGTCCTTCTTCATTGGTTCGTATTCAAAAGTCAAATCACTTGTTACATTTCGCTTACCATCATTAATTAAATCATCAAGACAATGAAAGTAATAACCGTTTATATTTTCGTAAAATAAAAAAATGCTTGATGCCTTTGAATTTGATCCTTTTCTACCAAGACATCTTCTAGCACAAAAATCAATTGCATCAAAAGGTTGCTTACCTGGAATTATGAATTGATTTTCAACTCTTGACTCATGAACTTCTAATGTTCTTGGTTTAAAAGCAAATCCACTATAACTTTTAAATAATTTTTTATTTCTACTATCGTTTTTAATATAATTGTCAAAAATTGATACAGCTGCATCAGAGTAAGAACTATTAAAGGATTGGTTAACATCAGAATATACATCAATCAACTTTTCTTTTGTAATACCACTGAGAGTATAAGTTGATGAATCGTTTTTAAACGAACCTGAAATTTCACTTACATCATAAATCCAAAACTGTAAGTCAATTAATTTTTCATCAGAACCTGGCTTTTTGCATCTTAATGATATAAATTCTTGACCTTGATAACCTGATTTATTAAATCTTGTAATATTACCAGTTGAATCAGACATTGTAAATGTTGCTTGTATTGAGCTGCTAAACAAGTCTTGTACTAAAGAAAACATAGCAACTTGATCTTTAACATCAACTTGAGATTTAATTCCAGTATTATTAAGAACGCAAAGTTGTACTTGTTTTAGATCTAGTACACCCGCTTTTTGCAATTGCTCAGGCATTATTCAAATATGTTCTCTAAGTCTGCTACTATTGTATCCAAATGTGCAAAGTCCACTAACCTAATATGCCTGTTATTGTCATTAATTCTATCGTAATAATTATAAGCATAAACAGGATTGTAGTCACCAGCGTCAATGTATGTGAGGCTTGCACTATGATCATACGTTTCTTTCGAAATCGTAATATTTTTTGTTTTATGTTCGTAAAACAATATTGTTGACTGTGAAAGTTCTAATGAACCATACTTTTTAATCATCCATTTAGTAAAGTCACGTTGACTAATTGGCCATTGGTAATAAGGATCTATTATTGTATTTGACAAAAGAACTAACCAAGCAAAAGATGCGTCTTCATAATAATCATAAGCAACATGTTCAGGTTTATCCCCATCTTGACAACTGTATGCTACAAAATTTATTGATCTTTTTTTAACAAGCTCATCAATCTTGACACTTTTAGTAATATCAATAATTGTTTGATTTTTAAATGTTGTTTTGGGTAAAGAAGAATACAACATTATAACATTGCCCTTCCAACATCAGCTCTTACTTGTTGTTCTTGTGTTGGTGGTTGGGGCTCTAGTGGCGATACCTCAACACCATCATAATCTGTTTTATCCCATGTATCAATTTCTTTAAATGATAAACTTAAACCGTATCCAATAGGATTACCATCTTCACCGAAAGCATTGCCTCCAGGTGCATAGTTAATGTTTACAGAAGTACAAAACGCTGGTTTAAACAGCGTGACATTTTCCATCCCCTTTGTCAAAATCTTCAAATGAAACTCATATGGATATGATAACCCCAAACCTTTTAATAAACGAGCAGGCATTGCATCTGATCTCATTTTGTATAGCATGGTTTGAATAGTATGTGATTCTTGTAAACTGGCTGGATATAATTTCCAGTTGAAAGTATATGTTTTGAGTCCTACACCTTTAAAAAAAGCTGTTATGTTTGGATTTGGTATTTGTCCTGCATAAGCACCAATCATTCCCCCAATCGACGCTCCTAACTTACCAGATTCTTGACCAAGTGCCTGAGCACCTAAAATTAATCCTTGAGTCATATCAGCTTTTGAAGCATTAGCCACTTGGTTCATCGATGATTTAATAAAATCTGCAGTCATTGCTCCTGCTTGTGTTGCACTCGTTGCACCGCTAACCTTATTAAGAAAATCACCTGCGGCAGCACCAGCTGCACCTTTAATACCCAATGTTGCATCTTGATATTGTAGTTGTTTATTTAAATCATCGTTAATTCTTTTATATAAAGTTTGAACTTGTTGCCTTAAAAATTTTTGTATAATAATACCTCTATTATCTTCAATCCATATTCCATTAAA